AACATATTGGTCTATAACAGATGCGTCTAAAAATGTTGATGAATGGAATAGAGAAATATAATGAGTTTACATCAATATAAAAATATCGATCAAATATTAACTGCAGATAAATCTGTTTCGGCAGAGCGTATTTCTAAAAGTAAAATAGAGTTTTTAGATTTTGACGCAAATGAGCAAATATTTTTTAATCCAGAAATTTTAAAACAATCTGATGATCAGCGAATTGAATTACATGTATATTCTGATAATACGTGGATAACAGGTAATCATGGTATAGGTATTGAATCTAAAATACCACAATATCGAGATAATGATACAAATAAATTAATTAATCTAAATCAACCTATAGCAATTGATTTATATAAACAATTTGAAAATTTAAAATTAACTGGTGGATCATATCGGTTTGTATTAAACTTTTTTAAAAATTTAATTGGTGATTATGGTCAACAATATTTAAGAATTGATGAAATTTCACCAGATCGTACAGAATTACGATTAAGAGCTATAAATGCAGAGAATACCAAATTTTTACATCAAATAACAGATTATATACAAAATGTTAATCAAACAAGTCGTGGATATTATAAATCATATTTATTAAATTTTAGTAGAAATAAATGTATATTATTTGTTAATAGTGTTGTTATTGGTGAATATTTATATATTAAATTAGCTGAACCATTATCTGATGAATTTAATGTAGATTTTAAATGCTGGATTGTAGAAGAACAAAAATCACCATATATTGATAAAGTTTCGATATCTCCTATAGGTACTAAAGCAATATTTAATAAATTATCTAATCCAAATTGGCAAGCTAATTCTTCAGCTGATATATCTTCTGAAACTAATTTAAAATCCTGGACTGATTTATTAGGATCATCTGTGCAAACTTCTCAAGAAATTGTAGATACATATTTTTCTGGAAGTTTAGGTGGAATTAAATTAAATATTGATTATTCTGATTTTAATAATTTTATATTTTATAGTTCTGCAACAGAACGATTACATAATTTAAAATACAAATTACAATTATTAGAATATTATGCATCACAAAGTACTGCTGTTGCGGAATTATCCGGATCTGTAGCTACTACGAATGCGTCTGATTTTAGCATACAAAAAACAAATTTAATTGGAGGTTTTGATTCTTTTGAAAAGTTTTTATATTATGAATCATCATCAAAATTAACTACTCATAATATATTACCAATATCACCAACAGTACCAGAAGTTACTGGAAGCTATATAACCCCTATTCCTAAATCTAATTCTACATATCCATATACATTATATCCAGTAACTAGTAGTCAGTTTACAACATGGTTTAATGGAATATATGATTCAGCATCATTATATGATACTAAAAATATAAGTTCATTAGTTTATAATATACCAGAATTTATTAGAATGGACTCTAGTAATGTATCATTAACTACATTTGTAAATATGCTAGGTCATCATTATGATATACTTTACACGTATATTAATCATATGACTAAAATAAACAAGCGTGAAGAAAATCCAAAATTAGGAATGCCTAACGAATTACTTTATTCTGTAGCAAAACAATTTGGATGGAATCTAACAAATGGCCAACAAAATCAAGAATTATGGCAATATGTTTTAGGTACAGATGAAGCTGGTATTCCGTTAACTGGCTCTAATAGTATAGGCGATCCAGCAGTTTCTGGCCAGAATACAACTTATACAATATGGCGTAGAATTGTTAATAACTTGCCATTATTATTAAAGTCTAAAGGTACTAAACGAAGTATACAAGCATTATTATCATGTTATGGTATTCCTCAATCCATGATAAGTATTAATGAATATGGTGGACCTAGATTAGAAAGAGCTCCTATATATGAAAAATTAAATTTTGATTATGCATTAGATTTAATAACTAATCCAGCTGGTACAGTTACTGTACATTATTCTCAAAGTATTGATGCTGTAGAACTAAGATTCCGTACGGATAATGTTATAACTAATCCTACGATGTCTGGAACTATGAATTTATTTACTATAGGAGATAATACAGTTAATGTAGACTTTAGTAGTGGTACAATGGGTACAATGCAATTAAATGGAACTAGTTCTGCTGAAATTGAATTATTTGATGGTAATTGGTTAACTACCGTATTACGATCATCTGGAACTAATCTAGAATTATTAACAAAAAAATCGAAATATGGAAAAATAGTTGCTGCTGTTAGTGCGTCATCGCCTTCTGCCTTTGAAGATTCTGGGTCAATATTTTTAGGTGGAGCGGCTAGCGTAAGTCGTTTAGAAGGGCAATTGCAAGAATTAAGATTATGGTCTAGTAGTTTAGGAGACTCTGCATTTAATAATCACGTTAAAGCTCCCGCAGCATATAATGGTAATTTAGATGCATATGACGAATTAATTTTTAGAATTCCATTAACACAAAAAATTGATCATTCTGCTACTAGCAGTTTATCTGGAGTTGAGCCTAATCCGTCTGGTATTTCTGCTTCATTTGCTTCATGGACTAATGATATTCCATATGATTCTATAGAAGAAACATATTATTATGATGGTATTTCTATGGGTATTGGAACTTTTGATGATAATAAAATACGCATTGAAGATAATGAATTAATTGGCAATTTAGATCCAAAAACAAGAGCAGAAAGAAGTCAATTTGATAAAGCTCCATTAGATAGTAAAAAATTAGGTGTGTATTTTTCACCACAAACTATGATTAATGAAGATATAATAGCTCAATTTGGATTTACTGAATTAGATCAATATATCGGCGATCCAGGAAATACTGAAGATAAATCATATCCTCGATTAATTCAAGCTGCTCAGGGTTATTGGAAAAAATATACAGAAAATAATGATATTAATGCATATATTAAAATATTTACATTATTTGATTTATCATTTTTTAAACAATTAGAACAATTATTACCAGCAAGGGCTGATTTATTAACAGGTGTATTAATACAACCTAATATATTAGAACGGAATAAAGAAAATATACTTCCAAAAGTTAAATTTGCTGACAAAGGATATAATGTAACTATTACAAATATTCCTCCAACTAGTTCTGGGGATTATTTAAGATATGCAGGTAATATGGATGGATCAATTGTGCAAATATCTGGTTCTGACGATGATCAATGGCAAGGATATATAACTGCTTCTATAGAAGATAAATACAATGGAACTATATATTCGAGACAATATTTAATTAGATCTGGAAGTACATATATAACTAGTTCAACTCCATTATCAATTAGCGAACCTTTGCTTCCTATTTATTCTGGAAGTTTAAAATCTGAATTTAAGCAAACAAAAATTGTATTAAATAACACTACGAGTTACTCTGCAGCTGAAGTGATAGATTATCTTCCAGCTGGAATTGAAAATCAAAAATATGCAGGATCTAAAATGACATCTGCAGATTTTAATATAAATTCTCCGGATACTATAGATGGTGGACCGGTAGCAGAAAGTAGAACTACGAATCCAAATCAATTAATATATCAAAATAATGGTGATCAAGGAAGTTTTAGAATTACATAAAATTTATATGAATTATATTTATTAAAAATAGGAAATTAACTATGGGATATTTAGATAACAGTTCAGTTACTGTTGATGCTATATTAACTTTAAAGGGTAGAGAATTATTAGCACAGGGTGGAAATGCATTTAATATTACTCAATTTGCGTTAGCAGATGATGAAGTAGATTATGATTTATGGAATCCAGATCATCCATTGGGTACAAATTATTATGGAGTGATTATTGAAAATTTACCACTTACTGAAGCTATACCTGATGAAACACAAGCATGTAGATATAAATTAATTACATTACCAAAAAATCAACAATCAATACCTGTTATAACAGTTGGTAATTCAGCAATAACATTACAGGCTGGTGGTGATAGTGCTATTATATCTCCAAATACAAGTAATTTCCAAGGAGGAAATTCTAATTTAGGATATACTGTAATTCTTTCTGATTCATTAGTAGCAGATTTACAGGTTACTAGAGCATTGCAGAATTCAGTTCTTCCTACTACTCCTAGATTTATTGGAGTTGATACTGATTCGCAAAGTGTAGCAGCTTCTGGACATGAATTTAGTGTTATTGCTAAAACACAATTATTAGAAGATAAAAAAGCAATATTAACTGTTATTGGAAATCAAACTGGTGGAAGCGCTACTATTCAATTAACTGTTAAAAAAGCGACTATATAATAGGTTAAAAAAAATGACTTTTATGGAAACTATTGAAAAATTAAGAAAATTACCAAGGCATGGAGTTCCTAGCCAAACTTCTCGAGGACAAGAAATACTACCAACTAGTCCAGCAAGTGCTAGTCCAACTGC